GAGTTCACCCAGGATCAGCGCGATGCCGACGCAAAGTCTGGCGCGGCGATGCCGGATGGCAGCTTTCCGATCAAGAACCGCGACGATCTGGAAAACGCGATTCGCGCACACGGTCGCGCAAAAGACCCGGCAAAGGCCAAATCTCACATCATCGCGCGGGCTCGCGCACTTGATGCTTCCTCGCTGCTGCCAGCCGACTGGAAGGCCGGAAAAAGCATCGGCGGCGACCTCGTCATGGAGATCGCCCGCGTCGCGCCGCGCACGTTGCCGGAATTGCTGGATAACGTCGTAAAAGCCGAGCAAATCGGCGACGACATTGCCAAGATTTCTGACGCGAAACTGCGCAAGGACACTCTGGCCAAAATGGCGACCGCCAATGTTGCGCTTGTGGCGTCATCGTGGGCAGTGCTGGACAGCGCGTCCGGGGAGGACGCGGCGTCACTCTTGCAGAAAAATTTCGCCGAGTACAAAGATCACATCGCAGGGCTCGCGCCACGCGCGGAACAAGGGGACGAAATCATGCTGAAAGCCATCGCCAAGTCGCTGGGTCTGCCCGAGACGGCCACCGAGGCCGAAATCCAGAAGGCGCTGGATGCGCAGGCTGTGCTGTTGAAGCGCGCCGATGCCGTTCTGAAAATGTCCGGCAAGCATGCTGCGTTCATGAACAACGACAAGGCCAAGATGCCGGAAGGCGGCAAGGAAGGCTTCATGGACATGTCCGCCGACGAGCGCGACAAGCACATGGAGAAGAACCCCATCCAGAAGGCCGCGAAGTCCGAGGATGACGAGGACGAAGATGAGGACGACAGCGACGGCGCGCAGAAAAACTGCATCAAGGTCGACGGGACCAAGGTGCTGCGCAAGGCTGTCGGCGACGTGACCTTCGCCGTCATCAAGTCCCAGCAGGCCGCCATCGAGAAGGCCGAGACGGCCACTGCAATCGGCGTGATCGAGAAGCGCGTTGCGCCGCTCAAGTTCGTGATCGGCAAGTCGGAAGAAACCGCCGGTATCCTGCACCGTGTGGCCGTGGGCAAGTCGACCAAGGCCGATGCCGATGCCATCGAGAAGGTCCTGGTCAGCGCCAACGCGCTGATGGCCAAGTCCGACGTCATCACCAAGGAACTGGGCGGCAATGGTGGCGGTTACAGCTTCTCCAAGGCCATCGACGGCATCAATGCCGCAGCCGATGTGCTGATGAAGGCCGATCCGAAGCTGACCGCCGCCAAGGCCCGCACTCTGGCTCGCACCCAGAACCCGGAACTGGCCAAGCAGGAAGAACGTGAATCTGCCGAGGCTCGCAGGGCCGCCTAATCAGCGGTTGAGGATTTTCTGCCGGGTATCAAACCGGCGTCATTTTGGGGGTAGCCGTCATGGCATGGGAAAAGCAGCTTTTTGACATTCCGGGTCTGACCACCGATGTCGACCTGTCGGGCACGACCGGCACGACCAACGGTTACCAGTCGACGGGCCAGTTCCTGTTCGCCAAGCTCACCGGAGCCGTGACCATCGAGCCGTGCGCGGCTCTGACCGATTTTCCCATCGGCGTCATCCAGACCAACCCGAAGTGGGCCACCGGTTACACCAACGTCGGCGTCGAAGTGCGCCATCTTGGCGTTTCCAAGGTGATGGCGTCTGGCTCGATGTCCATCGGCAACATCGTCGGACCTGACGCCAATGCCCGCGCTGTGGCGCGCGCCGTGGCCAGCAGCGGCGGCGACGCCACGCACTGGGTCTCGGGTGTTATCATCGACGAGGCTCCGGCTGGCGTGACCGAGGTCACCGTCGTGCTTCTGTTCTCGCCGTTCTATCTCCAGGCCTAATCAGCCTGATCTGTTTACGGGGCTGGGGGCCCCTTTTTGAAAGTGAAAGGGAAGTAACGCCATGGCACAGCCCACCAGTTCCGACGTCCACGCCGATGCGGCGCTGACCGATTTCTCGTTGGCCTATATTCAGGACAACCAGAACTTCATCGGCGGCAACGCCATCCCGACCTTCCCGGTTGAGCACAAGTCCGATCTCTACTTTGTGTTCAACAAGGACGACTGGATGCGCGACGACGCGGTGAAGGTCCGCGCGGAAAACGAGGAAGCCCCCCAGTCCGGTTTCACGCTGTCCAAGCAGAACTACAACGCCACCCCCTGGTGGACCGCCGTGCCGCTGTCGCAGATGACCCAGGCCAACACCGATCCTGGCCTGCCGCTGGACAAGGCCGCCGCGCAGCTTGTCACCCAGCGCATGATGATCCGCCGCGAGCGCCTGTTCGCGACCAACTTCATGCTGTCGACCTCAGGCTGGGCGACTACCAAGAATGGCACCGCCGGTGGTGGCACCGACTTCACCTCCTGGGACGACTATGCGTCGGACCCGGAAAAGAACATGGACGACGCCAAGAACCTGATGGTGAAAACCACCGGCTTTGAGGGCAACGTGTTCACCGTGGGCTATTCGGTGCATCAGGCGCTCAAGCGCCACCCGATCATCAAGGACCGCATCAAGTACACTTCCGCGGAATCCATCACCGCCGCGATCATCGCCAAGTTCTTCGAGCTTGATGAATATCACGTCTCCAAGGCGTCCTATTCGTCCACCAACGAAGGTGCGGCCTCCAAGACGCAGAACTTTGCGGTGCCGAGCAACGCGCTGCTGACCTACAAGGAAGGTGCGCCGACGCTGATGTCGCCGACTGCCGCCACGATCTTCTGCTGGTCGAAGCTGACCGGCATGAACGACGCGGGCGTCCGCATCGACCAGTATTACGACGAGAAGAAAAAGCAGGACGTGATCCGAGGCGAATTTGCCTTCGCCATGGTGATCTCCGGCTCCGATCTCGGCTATCTGTTCAAGGACGCCACCCACTAACTGGGCGGTGTCGCCAACGGGGACCGGCTAGGTTTCCAGCGAAGGTGACTTATGGCTGGCAGGATGAAAATCGCGGGGCCGTTTCTCGGCAAGGACCGGAAGCCCGGCGACATCATCAGCGACGAAGAATTGTCGTTGGTGACGCAGCAGACCAAGGAAGCCCTGGTTTCGCAGGGCATCATGGAGATCGAGGGCTTTGCCTCCGGTGCTGCCACCACCATGGACGCCGCCACCAAGGAACTGATCGGGCAAATGCTCGCCGGTTTCGACCGCTTCCGCGAGACCATGACCGCCGAGGTCTCCTCGCTTCACAAGAAGATCGACGCTCTGGGCGGCAAGACCGCAAAGCGCTCGAAGTAAGGGGCACCGCCGATGACCGTTCTCCCGATCAAGCAGCCGCAGCCCAATGTCCTGACGCAGACCTCTGCTGCGGTCGGTCGCTGCTTCCTGCTCAATCCTGGCGGCGGCGCAGGCACCGAAGGCGATGTGTGGATCACCACCGGACTTGGCGCTCCGACCAATGGTGTTGCTGGAACCGGCGATGGCGCGGGCTGGATCACGCCGGGCTCGCTCTACATCGACGCGACCAACAGCAATCTCTACATCATGACCGGCACCACGACGTCGGTGGTGTGGACTATCTTTGAAGCCGCTGGCACGAACCCCACGTTCGGCAATGTCACCCTCACCGGGCTGCTCAATGAGTCGTATCTCGACTCTCTGACCGCGCATGCTGGCGGTGGGCAGGCCTCGGCGTTGGCCCTGACCAAGGAACTGAATCGCGTTTCGACTGTCGCCACCGCTGGCGATAGCGTGAAACTGCCCGCCTCGGCTCCCGGCCTTACGATCCTTGTGATGAACCATGGCGCGAACGCCATGCAGGTTTTCGGCGCTGGCACCGACACCATCGACGACGTCGCCACCGCAACCGGCGTGTCCCAGATGGTCAATTCGGTGGTGCTCTATACCTGCTACACGGCGGGCGCGTGGTACAGCGAGGGTCTGGCGACCGGTTTCTATGGCGCGCTCCAGACTCTTTCCTTCACGCCAACCATCACCGCGCATGCCGGTGGCGGTCAGGCCTCGGCGGTGGCGCTCACCAGCCTCATCAACCGCGTCTCTACTGTCGCTACCCAGGGCGACAGCGTCGCGCTCCCTGCTGCACAGCCGGGCATGAACATCATGGTGCTCAATCGCGGTGCCAACCCGATGCAGGTTTTCGGCAACAATGCCGCCGGTGACACCATCAACGGCATCACCGCCGCGACCGGAATTTCGCAGGGCATCAACACCACTGCGGTCTATGTCTGCAATGTCGCGGGCAACTGGGAAGTACCGATTACTTCGCTCCAGAGCACAACGCCGCAGGCGGTTTCGGCCAGCGGTGCGATTCCGCCGCACGTCGGCCACACTTACGTCATCACCAAGGCTGGCGTCGCCGCTATGACCCTGGCGGCCCCGACGGCTGGCACTGACGACGGAATCGAGATCGAGTTGACGTCGAGCACGGCGTTTGCCCACACCCTCACCGCGACCGGCCTGTTCCAGTGCGGCACTGCGGCCGTCAACTTGGCAACCTTCGCGGCCAATGCTGGCGCGGGCCTCACCCTGATGGCCTACAACGGCAAGTGGATCGTGCTCGCCTCGGTCGGCATCACCTTCTCGTAAGAGGGGCTTAAGTGGTCAACAACCCGTCCGCCCTTTCCCGCGACTGCGTTTATGAGACCAGCGACGGCGATGCCGCGCGCATCCTAGCATCGACAGGGAATGGCACGGCCGCCAGTCCCATCATACCGAAAACGTCACCGACCAGTAGCAACGCGAACGGGAACACCGTCACAGTGACGGCTGTTCCTGTTGTTACAGCAAGCGCCGCCTACACCGTTGGCAATGAAGTGGGACAGGTTCTCACTTTCTCCAACATCTTTGGCTCGCTTGGGTCTGGCATCGTGCAAAGCGCTGTGCTGCGCATGAAGTCGGTGCAGACATCAGAATTTGATCTGTATCTGTTCAATGCCAACCCGAGCCATTCGTCATTTGCGGACAAGACCGCACCAGCCATAAATTCTGCTGACATCCCGGCATTGATCGGAAAGCTGTCGTTCACATCAGCAGTGAGCGCTCTTGGCACTCACACCATTTACAATCTCGACG